TAGAGCAAAGGACTGTAGTTCCTTAGGTCATCGGTTCGATTCCGGTTGTTGAGATAATAGTTATATTTTTTCTGTTTAAATATTTTCTTTAAATATATATTAATTGTGGTTACATGTAAGTCTTATGAGCTCACGCTTAACCACAATTAATATATATGGAACATTCTCATTATATTTTTGTACAAAATAAATAATAGATCAACAGAATGAAATATGTTTATTGAGAAATAGCTCTAGCAAGGATTGGTGGATCATCAGTTGTTCTCGGTCTAGGTCTATTTCTATAATAGCAACAATCTGCTAATGTATGTCCCATTAAAAACCAACCTATTCCAGACCCTATAAATATAATAAAATAGCTAAATCTTTCTAGATATTCAGAACTGCAATCACAATTACAATCATTAAATGGTTCGGGTTCAGGTAATGATATAATCATTTTTAATATATCTATTTTTATTTTTTTATAAAAATTTGAAATTTATTTTTATAAAAAAATAATAAGTCATGTATTTAACTCCATATATAAGGAATTTTAAAAAATTTAACTTAGTTAACTTTAAGTATGGACATATTAAGTTTATTAAAAAACTTGGTGAAGGTTCAACTGGTTCTGTTTATAAATGTTTAATACATAATAAAAAATATACTATTAAAATATTTGATTTAGAAAATTATACTGGTATAGATGGATTAATAGAAGATGTATATAATGAGATGTATATTAGTAATATGCTTAAAAATTCTGTGTATAATAATATAATAAAAGGGTACTCTATATATAATAGATTAAATGATGTAAAAATATATTTAATTTATGAGTATTATAATAAATCAGTTGATTTAAGGGAATTTATAAATAATAGTTATAATAAATCAAAATATATACTAAGTAATAAAAATAAATTGTCTATTATTAAACAACTTATTTATGGTTTAAAAGAGATTAAAGAAAAAAGGATAACACACTGTGATATTAAGTTAGAAAATATAATTATATTCAAAAATAAAGATGAATATAATATCAAATATATAGATTACGGAGGATCTTGTTATATGGAAAATGATATGTATGATTCATCTGAATATGATTATAATTTTGGTACAACTGGATATATGCCTATTGAAGTTTATAATAAACAGATATATTATGCATCTGATATATATTCATTAGCTGTTTGTATAATTGAAATATTAATAGGTAAAATATGGACTGATACAAATGATTATAGTAATTGTAGGAAAGAAGTTAAAACATCTTTAAGTGAAATAAAAGATAAAAAAATTAAAAAATACTTAATAAGATGTTTATCTGAAAATTATAAAATAAGACCTGATATATATAATTTTGAAAATGAGTTTATTACTCTTCTTCATCAACAATTGGACGAAGATTAATTTTAGGTTTAGATGTCATACCATTTATATCTGAATAACCATAAATAGATTTTTTTTGCCATTCTACTAATCTCTTCTTTACTTCATTTTTATCTATTCTACCATTATTATGATTTTCCATAAACCAATTCTCAAAACAATTCCATAGAATATTGAATGTAGTAACTTCATCTTCATCTGTTTTTTCTAATGCTTCTGAAATCCATTGACCAATAATATCATTTTGATTCTTATAATTCTCTGTTTCCATTCTAATTGATTTAGGAATTTCATAATCACTTTTACCTTCCATACCTTTCCAAATTTTTAACAACATTCCCATAAATATTAATGGCCATTTTTTTAATTTAATAGGTAATTCTTTATCCATTGGATAAATATTTTTCTTCGGATCTATTAAACTTTTCTTATCTACATCTACAAAACTAGATGGGAAAGGATATACTTGTACCCTTCTCCAAGCACCATTAGTTTTATCTTCAATTGTAGGTTTTTCATTACACATCAATATTATCTCAAATTGTGGTTTAAACTCAAACGGAGCCGAATATAATTCCCTCGCCTGAATCATATCACCACCACTTATTTCTTTCATCTCACCTGCATTAATTTTTTCTTTATCTTCTGGTTCTTGCATATAACAAAACCTCTTACCTCTTGTTCTCGCTTTTTCAGGACTTGCCGCATTACTCGCTTTTCTTTTTTGTGTTAATAAAGTTACTGGTAAATTAGTACAATATTCTCCAAATGTTTCTCTAATTAAATCCAATAAAATTGATTTACCATTACCACCATGTCCCGTCCATATACTAAATCTTTGTTCTAATACATTACCTGATAATCTTGTTGCAATAAATTGTAAACAATAATCACGAATTGCACTTCCATCTTCTTCTGTATCTGGTAATATTTCTTTAAAGAATTTTCGTATATCTTTATATATCTTTTTAAAGTGTTTAGAAGGTTTCTTTGCTTTATCCCAATCTTCTTTGTCTATACCAGATCTACATTGTATCTTTTGCCACACCGATTCAACGCCTATTGGTAATTCAATTGGATTTATTGGCATCTCTATATTTGTACTAATTGTTATATAATCTTCTGGTCTACCTTCTCTCATAGTATTTTCATTTAAATCAAATACACAATTTTCAAACCCTAATAGGTCTACATTTGTATCAAATTTTTCCATTATATCTTTAACATAAAACTTATACTTACAAGCTTTCATAATATTTTCATTAAAATTAACATTTTTTAGATCATCATATATCTTGTAAGCTTTCTTTTCAGATTTATCATATGTATCTTCACCTTCAGCATCATTATTAGCGATACATTCATCTTTCTGTTTTTTATATATTTGATGATATCTATAATATAATTCTTTTACTTCTCCTGTTAATGATTTATATAATTTGTATCCTTTAGGACAAGTTTCCCATTTATATTTATTAAAATAATACCAATTATCTTTTAAATCAGCACAAATATATTGGTCTTTATATAAACCATGAACTACTTCTGCAATATCATCATGACTCCCACCTCTAGCTATACTATTCCTTATTTTTTGATCTAAATTTTGCTCTAAAATTTTAATATACTCACGCTCATTATCTAAACGAGCCCAATAATTTAATGAACCTCGTGTTAATGGATTTGCATTTTTCTTAAAACTATCCCACGATTTTTTACAATCATTAGTACCTTTGTAACTATCTCCCCTTTCACTAAATTCATCCCATATAGCAAACATTTTATCACCTCCTATATTTTTTAAACACATACCTAATCTAATCCATAGTTCATAATCATTTGCTCTATCATCAGATAAACAATTAAGTACAATTAAATTAATATTCTTTAATTCTAATTCATTTAATGTTTCTTTAATGTTTACTTTTTCTTGTTGTTGTACAAAATATGGGTCATAATCTTCATCTTCTTCATCTGAAGAATAATCCTCAAACATATTTGTATTCTTAGATTTATTACCAGTTTTATCTATAAGTATATTATCAATTTCATTTTTGTAATCTATATTTTTATCAAATTTACTTAATAAACATATTTTTTTCATAATTTCTCTATTTGTATATTTTTTTTCAATTATTTCAAATGTTTCACAATTTATTATTTTTGTTAATAAATAAGAATAACTACCATTTTTCCCATCTCCATAAACAAACCATCTTTTTACTTTACTATCAAGTATATCTCTTACATTATTTTTTGGAGTTGTATTATCTATACTTGTATTTTCAAATATATTATTAATTGTATAACAATTATCATCTGTATCTGTTAATTTCTTAATAAATTCAGTAAATACTTTTGTATGTCCTATTATATTTGGAAATATAATATGAATACCATCTTTTACTATTGTTTCCTCTTTAATATAAGTTGGTTTTTCTTTTTCAGTTATCCAGCACTCACTATCAATATTATCAAAATATATGTTTAACTCTTTATAAATAAATTTAATTAATTCTATTATAGTAGTTTCTGTATAAAATCTTTTATTTTTTTTATATTCATATTTCATATCTAAATCTATTACAAGTGGAGATAATTCACCAAAACTCTCAGTTAATGATAATTTCCCCTCTTGATTAAAATATAAATCATGTAATTTATCATATACATGGTCTATATCTTCAACAGGAATGCTTAGGGCAAAACCCGAATTAAATATTTTATTATTCTTATTGGGTATTATAGTATGTGTTATAGTAGTATTATTATTATTTTTTTTATAATTTAATAATAATGACTTAATTTCGTCCCAATACATATTAATATTAATATATTTTTTACCTATAAATAAAAAAAATATATTCAAATTTTTTAAATTTTTTTTAAAATTAAATAGAATTCAGTAATAAAATTATTAATTTTTATTCAATTTATTTATTGGATATCTATAAAATTAAATTAAATTAAATTAAATTAAATTAAATTAAATTAAATTAAATTAAATTAATGTTCCTAATTCTCTTGGAATAATATTTTGTTCTTCATTTAATCTTCTATTTTGTGGTAATTCTGGAGGTTCTCTTGCATTTCTTACTCTATTTCTATCATTTAAACAACATTTAATTAGATTTGCAATTAAATATAAAAATGATAATACAAAAATAAATATTAATAATATTTTTTGGTCTTTTCTTGATTCCATATTTAAATTATAATATCTTATAATTTCTAAATAACTTATTCTATTATATTTATTAAATTTTTATATAAATTTGTTTTATCATTAGCATCTACAACTTTATTGGAATAATAATTACATAAATCTATTCTTTCATTATATAATTCTTTGAATGATAAATTATTTGGATTTATTACACCTCTATCATTTAAATCAGTTACTCTTTTATTAAATTCATTAAATGATAAATGCAAATGAATTATATCACAATTTAATGTATATTTAATATGCTCCATACCTAAATGACTATATATAGAACTTCCTCCTGAAGAAATAATAGTATTTTCACAATGAATATTTTTTAATATTCCATTTTCAATATTCATAAATTCTTTAATTCCTTTTTTATTTATTATATTTTTAAGATCTGTATTATATTTATATTTTATTATATGGTCTGTATCTATAAATCCTTTATTATTAGTTAATGATACTTTCCTACCTATATAAGTTTTACCAGAATATGGTAAACCAATTAAACAATATGAATTTCTTAACATTTATTTAAAATTATTAATATACTTTTAAATATTAAGCTAATTTTGTAACTTATAAATCGATTGCTCTTTTTTTTTTTATCAATATAATAAGAGCAACTTTAGTTTATATTTAAAAATAATTATAATTATTTATTATAAATGAGTACAATTGAAGAAATTATTAAAGAGCAATATACAAGTTATACATATCCAAGATATAATCCAGATATTGATAAAAATAAAAAACAAAATTTTGCTTATCATGATACATCTTTAAACCAAATTAATTATTATATTTATGGTGGTAAGAAAAAATCATTTGATAATTTTAGTATATTATTTGCAGGTTGTGGAATGGGTTCTGAAATTATAGATATGGCTTTAAAATTAGAAAAATACAAAAATATTAAATTACTAGGTATTGATTTATCAACAACTCAATTAAAAATGTGTAAAAAAAGATTAGAAATTCATGCTGTAGATGATATGGTAGAATTAAAAGAGATGTCTTTATTAGATTTAAAGCCGGAAATACACGGAACATTTGATATGATAATATCATCAGGTGTTTTACACCATTTAGAAGATCCTCAAAAAGGATTAGATACATTATCATCTGTTTTAAAAGAGGACGGATTTATGTCTTTAATGGTTTATGGTAAATATGGTAGAACCGCTGTTTATCAAATACAAGAATTATTAAAAAGAGCAAACATAGGAATTGATAATTGGCCGGATAAAATACAAAATTTCAAAAATATATATAAACAACTTCCAGATAATAATTTATTTACATATTATGATCAAAATATGATAATTCAAGATCATAATAACGGAGATGAAGGTATAGTTGATTTATTATTACATAATCAGGATAGATCTTTTAGTATACCTGAATTATATCAATGGATTAATAATAGTAATTTACAAATAATAGAACATTCTATTAATAATCGCCATAAATACAAATATAATATTCATAATTTAAAATATCCAGAAAAAATTGAAGAAAAATATGCTATTAATGAATTATTTTTTGGAGATATCATAAAACAATGTTTCTATACATCAAAAATTAAAGTTCCTCCACCATCGTGTGATGATTTAAATTGTATACCAATTTGGAATCATATACATAAAGACCAAATACAAAATATTATAGAAAATTTACCATACAATAAAGAAAATGATAAAAATAATGATTTGAATAAATATTATAAATTAAATATTACTATAAATCCATTTATTAATCAGATATATCTTATAAATAAGTTTAATTTAGAAATAAATATAGAAGATTTAAATGATAATGGTATACAATTAGATCCAAATGATATATGGAAATGTATTGAATTAATATTGCAGGAAATAGATAATAAAAAGAGTATAGGTGAAATATTATCTATAGTCGATAA